CATTGCTGCAAAGTCTTACTCACTTTTTCTGAATAATACCAATAACGGCGAATAAGTAGTACGCATCTTACCTCTTTTTTAGAGATAACCATTATGACAATAGAAAAACACGAAAGAAGCACTAAGGATTTGGTGAAAGCAGCAGTATCGGGATGGCTGGGCACTGCGCTTGAATTTATGGATTTCAAGAGTCATACGTGTCAACTATTTGATAAATATTAAATTAATTTTTCATTGCTTCGTTATGGGGCATGGTTGGGGCAAACTCGCTTAACTGTGTATTTAACAAAGCTACCTGTGCATTATTGTTTTCAGACATCCATTTTCCGTATACCTGAAATACCATTTGCGCATCTGCATGGCCCATCTGGTTTGCTATAAATGCCGGGTTAGCACCAGCTGTCAGCGACCAGCAGGCATAAGTATGTCTCGACTGATATGATTTTCGATGGCGGAGTCCGGCACGTTTTATCGCTGCGTCCCACATCTGCCTTATTGAGTCAACGGTAAAATGGTCACCATAATTTTTTACTCTCGCTGACACTTCAGGTTGAAAAACAAAGGTGCATTTTTGTTTTTCTGTTCTGCCATACTCTCTGAGGTGAACATCAATGATATGCTCTTTGCTCAGTCTCGTTAATGTCATCTGACTCCGGAGAGCGTCGATTGCTGGCTTAATAAGATGAATGACCCGATTGGTTCCCGCCTGTGTTTTTGGTACCGTGAAACGGTCTTTTGCTAAATTTCTCCTGATCATCATTGTTCCATTTTTCAGATCTATGTCCTCCCATCCAAGTGCACACAGCTCACCAGGGCGAACGCCAGTATAAACAGAAACACACCATAAATTTTTTGCTTGCTGATTTCTGCACGCATCGATAAGACGGATAAATTCCTCCCGCGAAAGAGGATCCGGAATGGTTCTTGATTCCTTTAATGGCGAGATCCCCTTAAACGGATTATCTGGCAGGTAACCGTTATCAACACCAAACTGGAACACGGCGTTAAGATTTGTCATGTAATTATTTACAGTTACAGCCGATCTCCCTGGTTGTGTAACAATATAGTTACTTTTGGGGATCTGGTATCCAGTCAGTAGCTCTTTACGAACCTCCAGTAATTTTTCTTTATTAATCGATGAGGCAAGATTTTTTTCACCGATTATGCTCAGGATATTTTTGATGACGGCACGGTATGTGTTGAGTGATGTTTTGGCGACTTCAGTTTCTTTCAGTGCCAGAAATTTTTCAGCCAGTTCTTTTATGGTTAAATCTTGTCGGGCCTCACCAAATTTTTCCAGATTGCGTGAGGAGGGAAACTGTTTTGCATAGTCGAAAACACCAGTTTTTATTGCGTAACAAACAGAGGCGCGTAGTTCACCTGCAACGCGCCTGTTTTTTGCTGTGTCAGGAACCCCCAGATTTTCCCTGACTCTTACGCCTTTATAAACAAACCAGATACGTAATTTCCCTCCATGGTTTTCCACGCCTGTCGGATATTTCATTTCAACCTCTCTCATTAGTTAGTGTGGCTTTTAGTCAAGTAAGATGACGTCTTGGTCTCGCTGATGCCTGGCGCTCAATCCAGCGATCAATTTCTTCCAGGTTGTAAAAGCATGGACTGTTATCCCATGGCATACCGTCATGAGCGACATGCTTATATTCCCTTCCTTCCATAAACGATTTTTCCCGGGCCTTTTTTAACGTACCTTTTTTTATTCCTTTCAGCGCAATTAACTGCTCTTCGGATACCCATTTGCCGGGAGAGACAATCATGATTACTTCGCTCATCGATTTCTTTATCTCTTACATCAGACGAGCGCCGGTTGCAGAATACCAGTCACAACCGGCGACAGTTGAACATTAAGAATCAGCCTGACTCGGGATCAGTTTTTGCCAGATAACTGAAACGTATTTTGCCTGGTAACGGGCGTCATCAAGTGCATTATGCCGCTCACCTTCGAATGGAATAGCCGTTCTGGCATCGAAGTCTATGGCTTTCCCCAGCTCAACGATTGTGCGTACATCGCGATCGTTGTAGTAACGCCACGGGCAGGGGATCCCCTGCCGTTCGTATGAACGGCGCAAAATCGTGTTGTCGAAGTTGGCTCCATTTCCCCAGACCTGAACAAAAAATTCACCGGAGTTTTCGTCGATAAATTCCCGCAATTGTAACAGTGCATCATCTAACGGGATTTCATCGGTCATAATGGCAGACTGCGCTTCACGTGATTGCTTCAGCCACCATTTAATGACGTCACGATCAATGACTCCGCCAGCAGTATTCAGATCTATGGTCTTGCTAAATTCCGGTCCCATATCTCCGGTTTGTGGATCGAAAAATATTGCGCCTATTGAGATAATCGGGGCATCAGGATTTTTTCCCATGGTTTCAAGGTCGATCATTAGATGGTCACACGTCCTGCTGGTGGATGTGATAACGTGATGACTGTTCACCGTAATTAAGGGATCTGCCGTCTCGCCAGTTTCACTATCGCTGGCGTGGTCCTGAGCGCTGCCAGCATTCTCCTTGTGTGGATGTTCAGCGCCTTCCATTTTCTCCGAATCGTCTTCCTGAACTTCAACCTGGTTCTTGTCATCGAATGTTTCCTGGTATGTTGCGTCGCCCATCACCGCACCACATTCAGGGCAGTTGCCGCCGCCGGTCTGACCGCAGGCGGTGCAGATTTTTTCCGCTTCCTGTTGCGCTACTGGCTCAGGTTGTTTCGTTTCTGGCTCGTTTTGTAACGCATTTGGGCTGTTTTGTTCCGCTTTCTGGTCGTTCTGTTCCGTTTCTTGCTGGTTCTGGTTCACTGAATCGCGGGTTTCAATCCCCTTCACCCATTTCGGATCATTCGGATCGCTAATCCCTGCAACAAATTCACCACGTGATACAGCAAGCAACTGATTGGCGTCAGGCTGGCTGATATTGGCTGCCTGCATAATTTTGTTTACTTCGTCAGCGGTAATTTTTACCGGCTCTGGTTGTGCGGTCGTGTCAGATGCACCAGTATTTTGTTGTGAACCTGAGTATGTACCGTTTTTGCGGGCGAAATATTCTTCTTTCGTGATTTCAGTAGCCCCGGCAGCCAGCGCCTTATCCAGACCAGAAAGTTTGTTTGCGCGACCGTATTTTTCGCCATCCTTGTCGGTAAAGAGGAAGTAGAACGGCCCCTCACGCTCTACAGATGGTTCGACTTCCACTTTGCATTCAGTTTTTTCGTTGCCCGGAATTGCCGTTTCCACTGCATCAGTTTCTGGTACTGGCGACGAGAGAGTATCAGTTGCGCTCTGATTTGTTCCTTCATCTTCAAACACGCCCTTTGTAGTCAGGTATTTAGTAATGTATTTGTTCAGTGCCACAGGGTCTTTGTGAATGTCGATCGGACGTTCACGGACAAGGCCAAAAATAGTCTGGCGGTCGTAGCGAAGGGCATCAGGCTGTTTGCGCATTGATGCCGAGATACGCTTCCAGTCTTCGCGGTCGTTGTCGATAACTTCATTTTTTGCCCAGCGATGGATGCTGCCGTCAATGTTTCCGGCATCCACATCACCAGGCCAGAGAGCGTAGGCCAGTTCGTCATCCAGTGTTTTCCATGTCTGCTTGTATTCGCGATGAGTGGCAGCAATGACCGGGTTGATTTTTCCTGTTGAATTTTCAGTGTGCTGTTGATTGGCTCTGGCGCGGGCGAGATCAACAACAGACGTGTATTTTCCGGTTTCCTTGCGTTCATTTTCGCGACGTTTTTTCCAGATGCGCATCTCTGCCTGAATTTCGGGCCATTTAGCTCCAGGATTACATTTATGTTTAACCCACCCGATGGCATGCAGCTTAAGCTCCGGATACATGGCGTTAACTTCTGGCATTTTCATCAACGCTTCAACGATATGTCCGTCGAATGTTGCCATGTCTTCCTGCAACAATTCCTGCGCGCTAATCACCATATCAACGGTGATGTTTTCACATGTGTCGAACTTAACCATGACAGCGTTCTGTACTTCAGGGGCCAGCTTGTCAAAAGTGACGTTCATCGGATCTGATTCAGTCTCAACCGGGACAAAGGAAGCAGACTCCTCATCCCAGCGGTTTTCCTGCATATATTCAGCATCCCAGGAATCGAGGGCAGGGCGGGGTATACCGGGTTTATCCTCGCAAACAAGAAATTTATAAGCGCAGTCCTGAGCAACCGGATAATGTTCCAGGAATTGCCAGTGAAATTTTGCGCGGGCGCGACGTTCATCACCGGCTTCAATGGCAGTGGCTACAGCGATTGCACCTTCTTCCTTTATTGCCTGTTCGTCCGGAATGGCGGCGCAAATAAAGACTTTACTCATTTTGTTTTAACCTCATGACAGATTTAAGGGTGAACAAATCCCTGCCATTGCTGGCATATAAGAATGAAATCGGATGTTTATTACGGAACTGTTTTAAAGACCTGCCGGGATTTCGTTATTATCCTGGTGAATAACTTTATCGACAGGGTAACAGTTACCGGGAATTTTCTGTTCGGTTGCTGCAGTCACACACTCCTGCATTGTCCTGTGAACACTGACTGCAATATCAACTGGTTCTCCGGAAACAAGAAAAACTGTCAGAACAAGTGCAAATGCTGTATTCATTGCCAGCATCCTTTTTGTATCGGACGTAAACGGGCCAGCATTGAAAGAATGCATACTTTATTTAATAGCTCCCGTTCTTGTTTTCTCTTGTTAATGGCATCTTCAGTAAATACTGGGTTACTGATAGTGACACCAATTTCAAAACAACCTTCAGACGTATTAACGTTTGGTAATAACGTTTTCATTATCGCGTCCTCAACAATGAATTTTGTGATGCAGTGCCTGGTGCCTCCAGGTGACGTTAACCAGTTAACAATTAACGTCGGATACAGAGAATCCACCCATAACACTGTTTTTGGTTTTAACTGTTCCGCGTGCGCTCAGCCGCATTCACCGCATCACAAAATTCACTTTAAAAACGGCGGCAGAGCAGTCACGGAGTAAAACTGATACCGCCAAACGTCACCAGAAAATTGATAACAGAGGGCGTTGCAGCGGGGTTGTCACTTAAGCGTATGGTCAACCTGACAACCCGGTGTCCTCAACGGGGAAGGAATAACCCCGCCATACTTACCGCCGCGCCATTTCGCGGGTTGCCACAACCGGAAGCGCACGGTCGAATTAAATTTAACGACACCGTACAGTGAGACGAACTTCGCCGTGCGCTTTCGTGTTGTGTGCCTGCTTTTAACCACGTCAGGCGAGGTGGTATCCTTAAAATCACCACAGTTTTAAGGATTCATTAAGCAATGTCGCAACCACCAATAAATCCGCTTAAGAACATGAAAATTGATTACTGGTATAAAGCGCTTACAGTTGTTGGCGCTGCGTTGTTTGTCTTTAATGGAACGTCTTTTTTTGACAGATATCCCGTTGTTCCATTGGGTTTTTTGTCCTCCGGCATCTTTTTTATTGGTTTGGGGGAGTGGATTAATCACCCTCTCAAAGTGAGATTTATTGGTCCTGGAGTTTGGACTCGTGGATATAATCGTTCTTCGTGCGCACTCGGTATCATCTTCGACATACTTGGTTGTTTCCTGATTGTTACAGGAGTCGTCAAGTTCTTCTGATGTAAAACCGCAAATGGGGCACGTAACGGGAATTTTGAAAAGCGTTTCTCCGGGTTCCAGAACAAAATTTTCTGCGGTCTGATTTTGCTTCTCATATTTGTGCTCCGCGTCATTGTGAGAGCACATTCTTATTCTGAGTGCCTGTTTAAACTCACTGAAGCTGAGAGCTTCTTCGCCTTCGGCAAGGCCTTCGAAGTATTCTTCGTAAGCCTTTTCCATGATTGTGTCGAAATCCATATCACTCACCTGAGTTTCTTTCCAGCCAGCGACGGGCACCATTTTCGGTTTTAAACGTTTTGCTTTTGGTATACGTCATTGCGGTGAACGTGCCGTCCTGGTTTGGAAACACGCCGTACACCAGAGATTCGTTGTTGCCAAGATCGATAGTATCCATGCTGACCTTATTTCCCCTTAACGCTGGGGTAGCGGAACTGTTTGCTGAGAACACCGTGCGGTGTCTTGATGGAGATAATTTAGTTTTCTCATTATTTTTCGTCAAGGTTTTTTGATGAGAAAACTCAAGTATTGGCGCAAGATAAAGCCAATACATTGAAATGTAAGGCTTTAAAATTTTGTGAAGGGATGATTATTGATGCTTGTTGCGTTTGCGAGCCTCTAATAGCTCGGTGAACAGGCGATTAAAATTCTCAACGCGGGCGCGGAGTTCGCTGAGTTGTGCTTGTTGCTCTGATTTAGGAAGTGCGCGATACAAACGCAGCATCTCTAACTCATCTTCCGATAAGTCTAAGGCACTATCGAGTGAAACAGGGGGAGCTGGTGTTTTGTCCTCGTCGCCAAACAGTATCCAGGTTGGTGAACATTGCAATACCTCGGCGAGGCGATGCAAATTTTGCCCGCGCGGGGCTGTATGGTCACTTTCCCATAATGAAATTGATGAGCCAGATACGCCAGCAGCTTTGCTTAAACCGTTTTGACTTAAGCCTACCTGCTTACGTCTTTCTCTAATGCGTTGACCTAAAGTTTTCTCGTTCATATTTAGATATCTTAATAACCCTTGACTTGAGATTCCTTGAGTGATTAGCATTGAGAAAACTCAATATTGGAGGTGCGATGTTTAAATCAGACGTAATTAATTTTTACGGTACGAAAGCCAAAGTAGCGAAAGCTGCTGGCGTTGACCCATCTGCTGTTTCTCAATGGCAAGAGCTGGTTCCTGAAGGTCGCGCGATGCGTCTACAGGAGGCATCTGGCGGCGAGCTTCAGTATGATCCCAAGGTTTATGACGAATATCGTAAGACGAAGCGGGCGGGGCGGTTGAACAATGAAAATCACTCCTGAACAGGCTCGTGAGGCTCTGGATGCCTGGATATGTCGACCAGGAATGACACAGGAGCAGGCGACGATATTAATCACTGAAGCATTCTGGGCTTTGAAAGAGCGCCCGAACATCGATGTTCAGCGTGTCACAGATGAAGGTGGCGCGGTTGATCAGCGAGCGCTTGGCGTTAATCGAGTGAAGATATTCGAACGCTGGAAGGCTATCGACACCAGGGATAAGCGTGAAAAGTTCACGGCGCTAGTGCCTGCAATTATGGAGGCTATCCGGATTAATGATTTCAGGTTGTATCGTGAAATTAGTGACGGAAAAAGCATCACGTACATGATCGCCGGGTTAAACAAAGAATATGGCGATGTGGTGGAGTCCGGACTGCTTTTTGCTGATCCTGCCGTAGTGGATCGTGAAACTGACGAACTTATAGAAAAAGCAATTGCTTTCAAACTTGCGTATCGACAGCAATACCAACAAAAAGCTGGATGGAATTATGAGCCTTCTTTTTGCTGAACGCCCACTGGTTATAAACACACAGCTTGCGATGAAGATTGGCTTAAATGAAGCCATTGTGTTGCAGCAGTTGCATTACTGGTTGAGAGATACCAATTCCGGCATGGAATGTGATGGTGTTCGCTGGATTTACAACACAACGGAACAATGGCTGGAACAGTTCCCATTCTGGTCAGAGTCAACGTTAAAGCGCGCGTTTGCAAGTCTGAAAACGCTGGGGCTTTTGCGTTGTGAAAAGCTCAATAAATCAAAGCGCGATATGACCAATTTCTACACGATCAACTATGGGAGCGAGCTTTTAGATGGTGGCAAATTGAGCGAATCCATCGGTTCAAAATGCGCCGCTCCATCAGGTCAAAATGACACGATGGAAGAGGTCAAAATGAAACGCTCCATTGGTTCAAAACGACCCAATGTCATCGGGTCAAAATGGCCTGATGATCTTACAGAGAATACAACAGAGATTACTACAGAGAATAAAAACACTTTTCGTCCGGAAGCTTCGCAACCGGACCCGCAGACGACTGAACAGGATTTTTTAACCCGGAACTCCGACGCGGTTGTGTTTAGTGCGAAAAAACGCCAGTGGGGTAGCAGGGAGGATTTGGCGTGTGCGCAGTGGATCTGGGGGCGGATCGTGGGTCTCTACGAACAGGCAGCCAGTGATGATGGCGAGATCATGCGACCAAAAGAGCCTAACTGGACTGCCTGGGCCAATGACGTGCGCACAATGCGGATGCTGGATGGCAGAAGCCACAGACAAATTTGCGAAATGTTTGGTCGGGTACAGCGAGATCCATTCTGGGTAAAAAACATCATGAGCCCGTCAAAGCTTCGTGAAAAATGGGATGAACTGGTCATCCGTCTGGGGCGTTCGTCTGTACAGCGTTGTGTGAATCATATTTCTGAACCGGATACAGAAATTCCGCCTGGTTTCAGGGGATAAGTGTTGATTTCAGGTCATGAGGTAATTTTAAGGGGGACTTGTGGCAAAAGTTTTTACACAAGAAGAGCGGGAAAAAATTAAAGGGCAGGTGGTGGAACTCGTGCGCCAGAGCGGTCGTGAGACGCTACGGCAACTGGAAGCTAAAACAGGTGCGACAAGATATCTGATGAGCGTTCTTGCCAGAGAGCTGGTTGCCAGTGGCGATGTATACAACTCCGGCTACGGGTTATTCCCCTCTGAACAGGCGCGTAAGGACTGGCAAAACGCCCGCAAAAAACTCTCGAGGGCAAAGGTGAAGAAACCTGCTGTGGTTGATCCGGACCTTATCTGGTCATTACCTGACGGAGAAATACGTCGCTACGACAGGCGTATGAACATAATCTGTCGCGAGTGCCGGAAGAGCGAAGTTATGCAGCGGATTTTGGCATTTTATAAGGGAAATATTCGAACATTACCACGGTGAACGAAATTAAAGAGCATTACTTCAGATATGAATTGACATTTTGGTGGCACATGGCTAGAACTGGTCTGGTTGTCAGCTTTGTATCAAAAACAGACATTTTGAGTTTCAATATTTGCTAATGAATTAAGACTGATTCTTATCTATATCAATTCATACGAAATACTATGCAATACATCATTGAATTTTACTAGATAAGTGCTATTTGGGTAAATGGAGGTCGCAGAAGACATGCCGCTATTCGTTGGTTTTTATAGACTATATCACTTTCCTCTGCGGTCTCTATTTACCTAACAGCTTGGATTTCTTTGCATGCAAGTCTGTAATATCGAGTGTAATCAAACGGAATGTATATTACTTCCAAACTGCGGCGTATCGCGTTACGCTACTCAAGATTATTCCAACATGAGTCCTCCTATATGGCACGAAAATTAATAATATTCGGCAACGGTCTTGGTATGGCTTTAGATCCTGCTCATTTTTCCTTAGACAGGGCGTTGGCAGAAATTTGGCATCGATCCAATTTCTTAAACGATGTCCATAAGCAACTTATCGAACGTTGTCTTCAGCGGCAAGGTCCACCGGCAGGGGAACATGAGTTGGATACCCTTCACCAAGCTATCACATATTGTAAGGCTCTTGCGCAAATTGGAGAAGGAAACGAGCATTGGCTTACTGACGATGGACTAAACTTCCCCGAAATCACCGCCACTTATATCCACAAAGTTGCAACTAGTTTGCATAATTACGGTGAAGGGTTGCCGCAAAGATTCGAAAATGCGCTAGTGGAATTTGTAAAAAATACACGCACTCATATTGCGACATTAAACTATGACAAATTATTATACAACTCATTCATAGATAATGATATATTCAGCGGGTATGATGGGTATCTGGTTGATGGGATGTTAGGCCACGGATTTTCCGCCGAAGCGCTCGAACGGAAATATAATCGTAGGTTTGGTTATTATTTGCATTTGCATGGCTCACCACTATTTGTTAATCAGGGTGAGACCGTCTTAAAACTTTCACGTTCTCAACTTACGGTTGACAGGGATGAGCCTAGCGAACATATAGTGTTAACGCATATAAAAAGGAAACCGTCAGTTATAGCAGCATCTAATGTTCTTTCTACGTACTGGGATTATTTGCAGTTTGCATTATTTGAATCAGAAGAAATAATACTGTTTGGTTATTCTGGCCTCGATGAACACCTTAACCTGCTTATTCGACCTTACCTAACCTCTAAGCATTTAAGAGTAATTGAGTGGAGCGGTGCAGGTGAACAAAATGACCGTGAGGCATACTGGCAATATTTGTTAGGACGGGAAGTTACTGTAACCAGGTTGGATAACATCACTGACTTCATCAATTGGTAGCACAATGCGAAGTTAGTATCGAGAGTATACGGTTCTAACTTCGCTGAGCTGAAATATACACTTTACCTTCATTTCATTCTTTAGATGAACACCCAATAGTTGTATTGAATCATTGAAGAGGCAGTCTCATATTTATCAGTATTGGTATACGTCCAATACAGGAGGTTATCGTGTTGGCTCTGACGTGTGTGTTGGCTATTGTGGCTGTGCTGGTAATTTATTGTCTTGTTGTTGCTTTCATGGAGCGATTTTCTGATTGGCGAGGTAGAGGGAGTTAAGTAAAATTGCTGCGGGTGCTTGAGGCTATCTGCCTCGGGCATGAACACCAACGGCAGATAGAGAAAAGCCCCAGTTAACATTACGCGTCCTGCAAGACGCTTAACATTAATCTGAGGCCAATTTCATGCTAGACACATGTAGGTTAGCCTCTTACGTGCCGAAAGGCAAGGAGAAGCAGGCTATGAAGCAGCAAAAGGC